TCTGGAGTAGACTTGTCGCCATTCCAAACCCAAACGTTTAGCGTATACTTTGCGCAAGTTACACCCCCATACACTAAAGGGGTATCTATATAAAACGGACTTAATGCTCTTATCATTTTGTTATTGTTACGTTATCACTTTTTATATTCATTGCGTCGATGAGGTCAAGAGCGAAAGCCTCGCCTATATCGTCGCCTAGTTTTAGTACTTCGTTATCTAGAGCGTCGGTAAAGAAATGCGTAGTCTCGATCCCTGTGTGGTATACACTATTAGCAATCGCATAAAGCAAACTTTTGCGTTTCATTAACTGCCCTTTTTTATTTCTTGGCGCTATACCCTTTCGAATAGTCCACCCGTTAAAAGCCATAAACGGCGGCTTTTTATTTTTGTACTTAAACTTATTGTTTGTTACTTTTTTTAGTTTCCAAGCTGCGCCCGTTACTTTTTTGCCCTTTACTTTTTTATCCGCTCTTTTACCTCCGACACCTTTAACCCCTGCGTCTACAAATTCCCAGTAATCCGCTAGAGTAAATTCTAAAGAGTTACCCTTTACTTTATAGGATAGGTTTTTAGATAGGTTGCTATCGCCTTTCTTTTTTTTCTTTAGATTGGCTCTTGCTTGCTTTACTACATTACTCCCTAGAGTATTAAATATTTTCTTTACACTTCCCAAAAGCAAAAGCTAGTTTCGTCTATTGGCATCTCTACCTCTAGGCTCATATCCCAACCGTCTAACAGGTTTTTATCTGAGTAAGTTATCTGCGTCAAGGTCGGACTATCCGACGCCGTTATATTGTTGTCTGCAAAGTCTCTGTGCATTTTAACCCAAAGCGCATTGAGGCAAGAGAGCGTACCGTTGTAGTTATCTACCTCGTTATCGTTTAGGTAAAATTTATCGTTTACATTCTCGTTATTAATGTCTCTAATATCTAGGCATTGTATATTAATGCTAAAGGTAATCGTAGCGTTTGAGCTAAAGGTTGCGTCTGTTATATCGATATTAAACAACGGAAATATATCGCCCTTATTTAAATCAATATCCGCGCCCGTTGTGATTGTTTTAACAAAGACGTCTTGCTCTGCTAAACTCCTTATATATCTTAATAGTCTGCTGTATGCGTTCATTATAATTGTGTTACGTTATTTCCTTTCCTTAGTATTGCCTCTGTTTTTTGCCTGTCTAATTTATGAGCTAGGAACGTGTGAAACTCATGTACAGGAATCTCTAGCACTCTGTCAATTTTCAGTATATCATTACCTGCCATCATATCAATAGTTACGTACCACCCCCATTTTGTAAAATAGTCTACCGCTTTTTTTTCTCCTCCGCTTGATTCGTAAATTTCTGGATAGCCTGTTTTAATTCTTTCGATAAACTCCAAAAAAAAACCAGAGCGCCGTTAACTATATTCATAGGGCAGCTTCGCATCTCCTCACATAGAGCCTTATCGTACTTATAGGGCAGTATCTCATAGTTACCGAAAGCGTCCTCGTTTGTAACTCTACGAAATAAGATAGCCATAATTTTATGCATCTCTTTAAAGTCCATTCCTATTGTGCTGAGGTCTACATACTCCGCCGTCGTTATATCGTCTAGGTTTGGGATAAAGCCGTACTCTACTCCATTAAGCATAAACCGCTCCTCAAACTCTACGTCCTGCTCACATGCTGCTATAATCTGCGCCATCAAACCCTCGTAGTCTGTATAGACTAATTTCTTTACATCTTGTTTTTTCATTCCTGTAAACAAAGATATAACCCTCTCAATCATTCCCTGCTCTGTCATCTTATCCTCTCTCGCTCGTAGCGCCTCAAACTTGACGTATTGGTCTAGAGTAATATCTGCGATATTTTCGGGTACACTAATTTTAATAGTCTCTGTCATATAATAAAAACGATTTTTGCTTTGTATTGTTTCTTACCTTATCTCTATTTTGCCACGATTAGCCAATAGGTGTAATACTCCATACCTCAACGCGTCCAGACTATGGTTGTACATATCGCAAGCTAACTGCGCGCCCTTGTCTGTGTATACGTAGTTATTTAATTCCTTTGCCATATTAGTAGAGTCTGCATCGACGACAAGCTCGTAGTCTTGAATTAATGCGATACCCGTTGCGATACTACCTGCGCCTTTCTTAGCGCCTCTAATATTGAGACCTAGCTTTTGTAACTCTGCGATAGTTCCTGCGCTTGCGCTATCTCCTATGATGAGGTTACGCCCTGCCCTCTGTCTATTGATTGCGTATATTTCGGAGATGGTTAACTTGGATTTGTATAGCTCCTCCTTTGCGTAGATTATTTTCTTTTTTTTATCTATTGCAATTTTTACTAAGGTTGTCGGATCGGTATGCCCATAATCCTGTCCGTAGATAACCTGTAACCCGTCGGGGTTAAATTCGCCAAAGCGCCAGTTTGTATAAACCACTCCCTCCGCTTTTGACAGCCAAGAGCCTAAAACGACGTGCTTATATTTTATCGGATTGCTAACTTTCATATCCTCGAAATAGTCTAGTATCTCTTCGGGTACAAACTCAAGGCAATCGAGGTAAGATGTATGTATATAACAGACGTTATCTTTTATCCCGTTAAATCCCTCTTGCACTCCTCTACTCTCGTAGTACTTCATGTAGATAAAATGCTCCTTACTCGTAGGGTTTAAGATTAAGACCTTTATATTTCGGTTTGGATTGCTTGCGTCGTTACCTCTAATCGATAGCACTATCTTATCGTAGATTGCCTCGTCTTGCATCTCCTCCGCCTCGTCTAGTATTAACATCGAGAAATCTTTTAGTCCTTTGAGGTTTGCAGTCTGGACTCCAGATCCTGCCTTTAATCCTTTAAAGACTATTTTGCTTTTATTAAATTTTGAGACGATCCTATTTTGCTGCGACTCGAAAAAACTCTCCATATTCATGAGTTCGATTTTCTCCTCTACCTCTGCGAATATAGAATCCTTTAGAGAGGCGTTTGTGTACCTGCTGTATAGTATTCGATGCTCGTACCTCGTGCAACTATTTAAAGCGCTTAGAGACGTCGCAAATGACTTCTGAGAGAATCTGCCGCCTGTTATGATAAAGGTATCCACGCCGTCGGGTATATTAAACAAAGGCGAAAATTTTGGGCTTATATTTACGCTACTCATTCTCTGGTGTTACGTCAATTGCTGAGGTAAATGAAATCGTCGGAATGTTTACGCTATTACCCTCTGAGGTTATATCCACGCTCTGCATTGGTTTACCGATTGTATACTCAAGGTATAGCTTTGCGCTCTGGACGTCTCCCGTCATCGCTGAAGCCTCTAACGTTTGAAAGACAGTTATAAAGTTGTCCTCGCTAATTGCCTCGCTTATCAATTGCTTAAATGGGTTTTTACGGCGGTCTATGCCTTTGGCTATTGTGGAGTTTCCTCCGTTGTTTTTTCTTTTATCCATAATTCAATACAAATCAACTATTGATTATAAGTACTATTATATAAACGAATTATATTATATTTTGTTTCTTATATAAAAAAACCCCACCAATTAAGGCAGGGCAAACTAAAACAAAATTAAACAAAACTAATTAACATCTACGAGTCCGTCTCTGTAGTGATCTACAACTACGCCCGTTTTTAATGTGATTGATTTATAAGGTACTATTGAGTTTTTTACTAGTAATCTATGTATATATTTTCTCATGGTTTAAATATCTAGGGTTAATGTTACTATAAATAAATATAGCTTAATTGTTGTGTAATTAAACTTTTTGTTTTTTGCCATATATTCCCAACCAATTAGGAAACGATCGTGCGGATAATGGAATGCTATTTCGAGAGTCCAGTTCATTATATTGGTTGTTTAGCTTGTTTAAATCCTGCGCTCCACTCGTGTTTAGAATGGTCTCCTATAATTGTGATTAGCTTTTGCCTTTGATCGCTTGTTAAAGCTAGGTCTTTGTCAAATAGTCTGTTTAGTGTGTCTTTTAAATTCATAGTTTTGTTATTTGTTTTTGTAAATATACAAACCTTTTTAAGTTTCCACCAAACAAAAAACTACATTTCTCAAAAATAATTTATAACTACCTAATCGTCAGACTTTAACAAGTCAAAAATTAATTGACAAGTCTCGTACTCCTCGATGTATTCAAAGTATAGCAGGGCATCTCTAGAGAGTATTTGCTCGTCCTCTTCAGATTGTGGCTCGAATAAATACTTATCGTAATCGTTATAAATAAACGTGCATACATATTGTATCGACTCGTCAAGCAAATACTCTACCATACTGCGGTAGAATAAATCGTGTGCGTCTGTATAGTCTTGTCTGGTAGCCTCCTCAAAAAAATCGTGGGGGTTGTCAAATATTACGGGTATCGTCATTTAAAATAGTTGTGTAT